TTCCAAGAGTTTAGTAAGACAAATGATAAGATTATAGCATTACAGGCTGAAAGGGATGCCTTTATATCAAAAAGTACACTTACAACATTTGAACTTGAGCGAAAAGAGTTGGATGAGAACTTTAAGAGGTTTGAAGCTGTTACAACCAATAAAATTACATTATTACAAGCATATGGTGAGGCAGCAAAGCTTATAACAAAGAATGAGGCTGACCAAAAAGAAAAGATAGACAGTGATGCTGTTGAAAAGAACAAATCAAAGCTACAAAAGTGGGCAGAGGATGTCCAAACCACAAATGATATGTTCACATCATTAGCAATAAACTTCTCTGAGGGTATAGCAGGTGGTGTGGTTGATGCACTTGATGCATGGTTTGATGGTACTATGAAAGCAAAAGATGCTATGAAAGAGTTTGCTGCATCATTCTTAAGAGATATATCAAAAATGATAATACAACAGACAATACTAAACTCACTTAAGAGTGGATTATCATCTGGTGGTTTTTTAAGTGGTATAGGAAGCTTTTTTAAAATGGCTGATGGTGGTGTATTACCTGGTGGTTTCAAGGCATTTGCTTCAGGTGGTATGGTAACAAAGCCTACATTAGGTTTAGTTGGAGAGGGAGTATATAATGAGGCTGTTGTACCCTTACCTGATGGTAATTCAATACCAGTTAAGATGACAGGTAACTCTGGTTCTGGTGGTGCATCATTAAATATAGTAAATAATGTTACAGTTGCATCTGGTTCTGGTGGCACTGATAAGGAAAGACAGGATATGGCTACCAAAACAGCTGCTACAATAAAAGGTATGATAAAAGAGATTATAAAGGACGAAAAAAGATATGGGGGGCTCCTATGGAGTTAAGTTATGAGTAAAAGATTAACTTATGAGTTTGTAAAAGAATATATTGAAAAAGAAGGTTATAAACTATTATCAGATAGTTATGTTAATAATAGAACCAAAATATTAATTGAATGTGATAAAGGACATCAATATAGTGTTCTATTTAATAGTTTTAAAGCTGGTCATAGATGTCTAACTTGTTATATTAATACCTGTTATAACAATAGGACAAATACATATGAATATGTTAAACAGTTTATTGATGATGAAGGCTATACTTTATTATCACATACCTATAAAAATAGGAATACAAAGTTATCAATTCAATGTGATAAAGGACATCAATATATTGCACCATTTTCTTATTTTCAAGGTGGTTGTAGGTGTCCTGTGTGTGGTGGCACACAAAAGCTAACTTATGAGTATGTTAAAGAGTATATTGAAAGTGAAGGCTATGTTTTACTATCAAATACTTATAAGAATGCTTCAACGAAACTATTTGTTCAATGTGATAAAGGACATCAATATAATGTTGAATGGAATAACTTTAAAGCTGGTCATAGATGTCCTATATGTTTTAATGAAAGCACTTCATCTAAAGTTGAAAGGGAAATCCAGGGCTATGTTGAGTCACTTGGCATTAAAACAATTAGTAATGATAGGACTCAAATTTACAATAAACTAACAGGTAATTATTTGGAGCTGGATGTTTGGATACCATCATTGAATAAAGCTATTGAATACAATGGTGTATATTGGCATTCTTTTATTGATAAAATAAAAAGAGATAAGATAAAACTAGAACAATGTCGAATTAAAGGTATTGATATTCTTGTTATAGATGACCAAGGATGGAATAACTCCAAAGAAGTACAATTTCAAAGAATAAGGGAGTTTTTATATGACTGAAACATTTAGCACTAGTATAAAAGCAACGGTTGAGTCTGTTAGAAGTCAGGAACCAAGGGTTAGGGAGACAAAACTTGGTCATGGTTACTCTCAGATATCAGGAGATGGTATAAACAACAATCTTGAGGTTTGGGAATTAACATTTCAATGTAATAGCACTGATAAGAATACAGTTGACACATTTTTTAAGACAGCAGGTGGTTATATACCATTTTATTGGACATCAAATGAGAGTGGTGCATCAAAAAAGAAGTATTTATGTAAGAGGTGGTCAATAAAGCCTTTGGGATACAATCAGTATATTATAAATGCGTCTTTTGAGGAGTGGCCTATATAATGACAACAAATCAAAAGATAAAGTCAGATATACAGAGGTTATCTATTGGAAGTGAGCTTGTTGACTTATATTCAATAGATGCAACAGCATTAGGTGGTAGTGTTTCCTTTTTTACACCAGCTGTATCAGGTGGTTCCAATTTAGTATTCAATAATGTGGAGTATATACAGTTACCTGTTGAGATAACAGGTCTTGAGTCAACAGGTGATGGTAGGTTACCAAGACCAAGATTGAAGGTATCAAACATAAATCTAACCTTTATTGCATTCATAAACGCATATAATGATGGTCTTGGTGCCAAAGTGACAAGATTGAGAACATTTAGAAGGTACCTTGATGATCAGGTTGATGCAGACCCAAGTGCTATATTCCCAACTGATGTGTTTTATATTGAACAGAAGTTATCACAGAATAAGTATACAATAGAGTGGGAGTTAGTAACACCAGTTGATTTTGGTAATAGATTTTTACCAAAGAATCAGGTTTTACAATATTGTCAACATAGATATAGACTATATACTGATGGTGCATTCGATTATTCTATAGCAACATGTCCATATACAGGTACAGGTTACTTTAAGTATGATGGCACATCAACAACAGCAGCTAATGATATGTGTGGTAAGAAGCTGTTTGACTGTAAACTAAGATACACAGCATCAGGTGACCAGCTTCCTTTCAAAGGTTTCCCTGTTGTTGGTCAAGTAGGAGCTGCATACAAATGATAATTGGGGGTAATTTATGTTTAAGTATAGTCCAAATGTGTACATTGGTGATATAAGTCAGGAATGTATAGATGATGCAATAAAACATGCTAAAATTGAGTTTCCAAATGAATCCTGTGGTATAGTTGTAGATAATACATATATCCCATTAATAAATGAGCATTTGAACCCAGATAAGGCTTTTGAGATAAAAAGCAATGAATTCTTTAGTTATTATGTAAGTGGAAGTATACAATGTCTTATACACTCACATAATGATTTCAATATGATGTCAGTTAGAGATCAAATATTACAACAAGAACTTGACATTCCATTCTGTATAATAAACCTAAAAAATAGATCACTTATGGACTGTATAGTATATGATCCAAAGAAACCTGTTGAGTTGATTGGAAGACCTTTTTTCTTTGGTGTATTTGATTGTCTTACAGTTGTCAGCACTTATATAAAGCAAACATTGGATATTGATCTACCTAACCCACCAAAGGAGTGGAACTTCTGGTTAAAGGGTATGCCATTGTTTGAGGATAACTTAAAGGATGTATCATATGAGTATATACAAGCAAAAGATAGAACTATAAATGATTTGATTTTATATACTATTGGTGGAACTAAATATGTAAACCATGTTGGTGTACTTATTGGTAAGGATGAAGTATTACACCATCTTTGTAATCACATAAGTGGTGTATACCCGATGAGTTTCAGTCAACGATACATTAGTAAATTTATGAGGCTTAAAAAATGATAGTTTTATATGGTGCATTAAAAAAGAGATTTGGTACAACTATAGATTGTGATGTTAGATCAGTTGATGAACTTATGAGAGCTGCTGATGCTAATAGACCTGGATTTAGGAAAGCAATAGATAAGGATAGATATTACTCTATAAAGAGGGGATCAACACTAAAAAACAGTAAGGTTGTTAGTGAACAGGAAGTTGATATGATATTCTCTGATACAACTTGGCATATACTACCTTTACCAATTGGATATGGTGGAAATGGCTTCCTTGGTGCTATACTTGGTGCTATAATGATAGTTGTTGGTTTTGTATTGGAACAGCCTTGGTTGATTCAAATGGGTATTGGTATAGCATTAGGAGGTGTTGCTGCAATGTTGTCACCATCACCTTCTGTTAATAATTATACAGATAGAGAGGATGCTGATAGTAGACCATCATATTTATTTAATGGACCACTAAATAGAACTGAACCTGGTGGTGCTGTTCCACTTGTATATGGTAAGGATGTGTTTGTTGGTTCAATATTTGTATCAGGTGGTCTTAACATTGGTGATATACCTGTATCAGTTCCAGCAGTATAATTAGGAGAATACAATGAAACAAGATAAAATAAGTGTTATTGGTGAAGGTGGAGGTGGTAGTGCTCCAGCACCATATGTACCTGTTGAGGATAATAACACATTACAGGCTAATACATATGCCAATATAGTTGACTTGATAGCAGAAGGTGAGATTGGTGGTCCAGCAATAGATAATAACTGGTATAAATCAACATTCCTAAATGAGGTACCTGTTCAAAACCCATCATCACTTACAGAGACATATAATTATACTGGTATAACAATAGTTGGTAACAATGGTACTGAAACACAAGACTTCCTTCCAGGATTCAGTCCAATAGAAGCTGAGGTTGCT